GTATCGGAGGTATACCACCCTATCCCGTTACAAAATTTTTATAATTTTTTATTTTGGGCATTAGCAAAGAGTATCAGTATTTGAATAGCTGTAACATATCTCTAAGATTGCCTGAAATATAAATATTAGCGAACATCTATTGTAACAACATATACATCATTAACATTTAAGGACAAGCGATGACTGTAAACATACTAGGTACTGAATATAAGATAGAGTATCGGGACGAAAAATAAGATAAGCTGCTGAAAGATTGTTCAGGATATATTGATGAAACAGATCATAGCATGCCCTCGGAGAAAAGATGGACATAAATGCACTGCGTCAGAAAGAAATTGAATACTGCGGAGAGCACATAGAGTATTTTGTAGAGACTTACGGGCATATTGAATGTAAAGATGCGCCTGAACTGATACAGCCGTTTAAGATGTGGCCTATGCAGAAAGAAGCCTTAAAGAGCATAGAAACGCACAAAAGAAGCATAATAATGAAAGCGCGTCAGTTAGGGTTTTCATGGTTGGTCTTGCACTATGCGGCATGGCTGATGATAACAAAGACCGGCAGAACGATAATCGGACTGTCGATGGGAGAGAATGAAGCAAAAGAGTTAGTCAGAAGAATGTCGGTTATTCTGAAGAACATGCCAGAGTTTATACGGCAGGATAGTGATGTTCCATCCGGGTATAAAGGAAATACGTTCCATGTAAATGCTCTGGATATAACGATACATTATTTGAACGGTCCGGATTCATTGTTCAAGTGTTTCCCGTCATCGCAGAATGCGACATCATCCTTTACTGCCGACTTACTTATATTGGATGAATGGGCAAAGCAGCAGTTTGCAAGGGAGATCTGGACAGCGGCACTTCCGGTAGTAAACAGACCGACAGGCGGACAGGTAATCGGATTGAGTTCGATAATAAGAGGTTCACTGTTCGAGGAAATCTTTACCAACAGAGATAACAACTTCAATAAGATATTCATACCGTGGGATGCAGACCCGTCAAGAGATCAGAAATGGTATGACGAAACGAAAAAAGACATAGGGGATATGATAACACAGGAATATCCCAAAACGATAGAAGAAGCTCTTACCGTACCCGGTGGGAGCTTTTTTCCTGAAGTAAAGAAAGAAACGCACGAGACAGACGATATGCCCACAAAATCGAGGAGATACATAGCTTTGGACTATGGGCTTGATATGTTGTCGGTACATTGGTTTGCGATGGACATTAATGGACACACGGTTATTTACAGAGAATATGATTCTCCCAATAAAACAATCGGAGAAGCGTGTGACATAATCATTTCCCTGACGGGAGATGAAAAGATAGATTTGATACTTGCGCCGCCGGACTTATGGAATAGGTCTCAGGAAAGTGGTAAATCTAGAGCCGTTCTCTTTTTTGAAGGCGGCTTAAATCTTGTCAAGAGTTCGAATGATTTTAAGGCTGGATGTGCAGCAATGAAAGAAGATTTGCGAGTAAGACCGACCGGGGCAAAGCTGAAGATTCTGAAAGACAAATGTCCGAATCTGTACAACAGCCTGATAAGAATACAAAAAGATGAAAAGCGACCTGATGTATATGCAAAGGAACCGCACGATTTAACACATGACTGTGATTCCTTACGATATTACTCCGTTTACTGGACAACTGCTGCAGATATCGAGACAGACAAGAAAAAGAAGAAATGGACACCGGACATATACGAAGATTACGAAAACGCAAATGAGAATGACAAAAAAATGATTGTTGAAAAGTATGGAGAACCTGAATGGTGAAAAGGTTGGTAAAAAAAGTCATGGATAAAGTTATAAACACCGATGATAACAAAAAACTTGATATCCACAAGTCAAGACTTGAGAGAGCGAAAACGGCATGGAACAACGAACAGTCGCGCATGAAAGAGGACCAGAAATACTATGATGGTTCAAGAGAAGTCACGCCGAGCTACAATTCCACTAAGCCATCAACGAAACTTACGAATAATGTCCGTAATATCGTGTATGAACTGGTTGAATCTCAAGTTGATACTGCAATACCCTCTCCGAAGATAAAGCCTATACATGAGGAAGACAGTGACCTTGCAACTATGATAGAGAATCTCTTAAGGAACGAGGTCGTAAAGCTGCATTGTTCGGTATTGAACGATATTAACGAGCGTAATACTCCGGTCTTAGGCGGTGATTTTGCGTTTATCGAGTGGGACAAATCGGCAGGGTATCATTGTAATTTGGGAGACATTGCAATATCCGAAAGAAGTCCTCTTCAAGTAGTTCCGCAACCTGGCATGACGGATATAGACAAGATGGATTATATATTCATCACGAGTCACGTAACAAAGAAATATGTTAAGAAGCACTATGGAATAGATGTATCGGAAGCGCAGGATGACGATCCGGAATCAGACAATGGAGATACTGAGAATTATTCAAATGACCTTGTCACAGTAAATACAGAGTATTACAAGAATGATTCTGGTGGAATAGGTATATTTGCATGGTGTGATGTTTATATTCTGTTTGATATGGAAAATTACCAGAAACGTCAGAAAGAAGTATGTGTAAAGTGTGGAACCGTAAAAACGGCAGATGTGTGTCCGGTATGCGGAAGTAAGAAGTTCAAGAAAGTATCTGATGATTATGAGGAAATGGCAGATGTTATCAAGCAATATGACGGAACAGTAATCGGAGATACGCAGGATGTGGAGAACCCACAGATTGATGAGAACGGTCAGCCCGTTATGGATAAATCCGGACAGCCTGTTACTGTAATCACACATGAAAAGAAGAAGATTCCTTACTATGTTCCTGATGTTTATCCGATTGTTCTCAGAAAGAACGTATCACGGGCTAAATACTTCTTAGGGTATTCGGACGTGGAAGTAATAAAGGATCAGCAGGAAACGATAAAGAAGTTGGGGAACAAGATAAACGAGAAACTTCTTAAAGGTGGATCGTACGTCACGCTTCCTAAAGGTGTTGGTATAAAGACTACTGACGAAGAATTAAAGATTATTCGTCTTGATAACCCGTCACAGAAGAGCCTGATAGACGTACTGAATGTTCAGCCTGACATATCGAAAGATGAATCAATGCTTGAGCAGAATTACTCATGGGCTAAATCAACACTTGGTATTACGGATTCATTTCAGGGCAAATATGATGCTTCAGCTACAAGCGGTACTGCAAAACAGTATGCAATCAATCAGGCTGCAGGCCGTCTTGAGTCAAAGCGTGTTCTGAAGAATGAATACTGGAGCCGTATTTATGAAATCATGTTCAAATTCATGTTAAGTTATGCAGACCAGCCTATCCCTTTGGTAAACGAGGGGACAGACGGTTCGCTTGAGTTTGGACATTTCAACAGATATGACTTCCTGAAGATTGACGCTAATGGTGAATTTTACTGGGATGATGAATTTATATTCGATGTTGATCCGACAAGTGCAATTATGAGCAACAGAGAAGCAATGTGGAACGCAAACGATCTGAAATTACAGTCAGGTGCTTTCGGGCAGTTAGGGGATTTGCAGACAGCATTGCTTTATTGGACTTTACAAGAGAAACATTCATATCCTAATGCCGGTGAGATAAAGAAGATGATTGAAGCACGAATACAGGAGCAGCAGGCGCAGACAGCGCAGATGGGAGCGACCAATGAGGTGTCCGATATGCCAGTTGGAAGCGCGGATATCGTCCAGTAAGTACATTACGGAGAATGATGACAGCGCAGACAAGACAACAAAACTATATACTTTGCAGGAGTTCAGTTGCAGGAACCGAAACTGTGAAAATTTCAACAAGGTAATAGGAGAAATAAAAAATCAAATACCGTTAGGATGAGCACTCACAGGAGTGCTTTTTTTATACCTAAAATTCGCAGGAAAAGCGCAAAAATCCACAGTTAAGGAGAAACAATGGAAAAAATACAGTACAACATTCAGTTTTTTGCTGATGGAGAAGGCGTAGAAGTGTCTGAACCCGCCGGACAGACAACTGAAGAAGCAAAAGTCAACGAACCGGAAGATTCATTAGAAGATTCCAAAGGCGAAGACACACCGGGACCCGCTGAACCGGACGTTGATGAAAATGCAAAATACGCAGCCGCAAGAAGGGAAGCGGAAGCGCAGGTAAAGGCAAGGGACGCTGAGTTTGCAAGACGTTTCGGGCATATCAACAACCCGAACACTGGAAAACCTATCCAGTCAGAGAAAGATTACCTTGACGCACTTGACGCGCAGGAAAAGGAAGCGCGTGACGCGGAACTCAAGGAAAAGGGTATTGACCCCAATATAATCGACCGGGCTATCGCAAACAATCCGGTTGTATTGCAGGCGCAGAACTTAATTCAGCAGGAGACTCAGAGACGTTCAGAAGAAGCTATCAAGAATGACCTTGCAGAGATTCAGAAACTAAATTCTGACGTAACGGGCGTTGAGAAAATAGAGAACTTTGACAGGGTGCTTGAGCTTGTAAATACGAACCATATCGGTCTTTTGGATGCCTACAAGATAGCTAATTTTGACATCCTTTCAGGCAAGAAAGCAAGCGCAGCAAAACAGGCGGCAATCAATCAGGCAAAAGGAAAAGAACACTTAATAACAACAGAGGGCGGAGACAGCGGCACTGTTCTTGATGACATTCCGGAGAACAGAATTTCAACATGGAAAGAGTGGTTCCCGGATAAGACCATGAACCAGTTGAAAGAGTTGTATAACCAGTCCCTCCACAAATAATAGGAGGATTTAATTATGGCAGCAAATATAGTAAGTAAAAATGGCGGATTAACAAATGATATGTGGAACGTCAACGCTCAGATGATGGAGGCTTATATCAATGACGTAAACACAGAGAAGAACAACTATGATGATTTCATCAATAAGATTTTCAATGTTAAGAAATCAGATAAGTTCGGTGAGTCTATCGGATCATACACTGAGTTCGGTGATTTCGTACCAACGTCAGTAGACGGCGCGGCAGCTGTACTTGATGATATTCAGTCAGGTCCTACAAAACTGATACAGCATACGACATTCAAGAAGCTTTTCAGAATTACTCGTGAAATGAACGAGGACTCAAAGGTCGACCTCATGCAGGCAAAAGGCCGCAATATGGTTCAGGCTTATAAGAGAACCAGAGCTGCATTCGCATCAACTGCATTAACTGCATGTGCAAAGAAGAGTCTTACGGTTCCCGCAACTACATTTTCATTCAATGGTGTTGCCGGGTTCGACTGTGCCGCAGCTGATAAGAAGGGACTGTTTGCAACAGACCATCCGGGTGTGAAGGCACCAGCTAAGACGCAGAGCAATGTATTTACAAATGCTTTCGGAGCAGATGCAACAGTGCTCAATAGGCTTGCAAATATCGGACGTAACCTTGAGAATGGCTCAGACGTAACAATGGGATATACTTTTGATACAATAATAATCCCGTCAAACTGCTATGCGCTTGAGGACACTATCAAGAAGATAATTCGTACTGATCTTATGGTTGGTTCGCAGCTCAATGATATCAACACACAGAAAGGTCTTTGGACTCTGATAGTTGACCCTTGCTGGCAGGCAGATGATGGGACAGCTCCTTTTATCCTTATGAGTACAGAGGCAAACAAGGAACTTCTCGGAAATAAGCTGTATGATCGTGTAGCACTGGACGTAACAGCAGATGTTGATATAACCACTAATGACATGATCTGGAATGGCTATGCGCGTATGTCTGTTGGTTTCCCTTCATGGCAGCATGTAATTCTTGGTGGTGCAGCATACGGAACAACGCTTGCGTGATGATTAAAGGAAAGGGGCAGTGTAAAAGCTGCCCTTTTTTATTATAAGGAGGACAGTATGAAAGTAGGAGATATAGTTGAAAAAAACGGACAGAAGTACAAGGTAACAAAGGTTGGGTACATATGTAATATGGAATCCTACGAAACAGAGCCTTGTGATAATGAAGTTGAGAAGAAAACAAAAGATAAGAAATAAGAGGTGTAGGTATGGCGTATAGTTGGCATGACATAAAGTTGTCCACGATGCAAAAGTTATTTTCTGCAAGTGGAACAACAATTCCTACTGATGAAAGTACAGTTGATTATATAGCGGCAATGCCGTATGCGTGCAATGAAGCACTTAATCTTCTTAGTACGAGTGGAAAATTTATAATAAAGTCTTTTGAGATAGCTCACTATCCGATTGACAATCTTATTGATGATGATACTGTACGCAAAATCAGCGAATATACCTATATAGGAGACGGTGCACTTTCTTACTATTTTGAAGCATCAGGAACAGGCACTTGCAATATATACGTGGGAGACACTCTGCTTTCTGCTGTAGCCATATCAAGCACAGCATATACATCATTCAAGGCCAATATAGCGAACGCAGGCGGTCATACCGTGAAACTTGTATTTGCCGGAACATATCCGCTATGCGTTAAGAATGTTGCAATGTATGCTCAGACATTCACAACTGATGACAGCGTACAGCCGTTCAACAAGTTTATAAAGTATTCCATTGATAGCTTGGTGGATGATTTCTATCAGTTGGATGATGCAGAAGCGTATTTTGAGGGTGCAGGAGAAGAAAAGTACATACAGATAAAAGATTACTTTCAGGAAGGCAATAAGACAATAGTTCTGCCGCGGTCAATGAAAGGTAATTTTAGAATTTATTACAAGGCATATCCAACACAGATAACATCAGCCACGGAAGATTCATATATTCTTCCAATAGACCCGGAAGTGGCAGTAATAATTCCTCTTTATATGGCATCACAGCTTTATAAAGATGATGACAATGGGATTGCCACGTCATATAGAAATGAGTTTGAAGCTGCAAGAGAAGCACTTAGCAACAAGGCAAATGTTCCGGTAGCTGAATCATTCACAAGCGAGAGTGGGTGGATTTAATGGCAATAACATTTAAGGTTCCAAGTTCTCCTGACAAGTCCATAACGCAGATAAATACATTCTTAGGCTGTGATTTTACCAATCAGCCAACAAATGTAGATGAGAATAAAAGCCCTAACTGCATAAACATGATAAGGGATGTCCCGGGCAAAGTGCGTAAATGTATGGGATATACACTTGTGAATACATTTAAGGTTGACGGGACAGGCGTTCCAATTAATGGAGCCTTTCATATAAGAAAGACCGGAAACATGTATGTCCATGCAGGTACAAGTCTTTTTAAGTATGATGGGACGCTTGTTGCGGCTGGTCTTAATAATACAAGGTCAGTATCGCTTGAACTTAATGAAAAAATAGTACTTATTGACGGCAACGGACTTGGATTGCTAAGTGAAGATTCGAGCGGAACCCCTACATATACGAGGGTATCATCAAGCGGAAGCGGATATATTCCTACGGTAACAATAAATAAGGACCCGACAGGTGGCGGCACTGCTTATGAAGATTTGAATATGCTTCAGTCTGCTTTTATTGAAACATTTGTTGTTACAACTGATACTGCATCTGCTACATCATTCCAGCTATCTTTCAGCGGATTAGATGCAACGACAGTCAAAGTATGGGTAATGAACTCAAGCGGTGATTTCATTGAAAAGACAGAAAACACGGATTTCACAGTTGACAGGACTAACGGGATAATAAAGTTTACAACAGCACCGGGTAAAAGCCCGGTAACAGGTGAAGATAATGTAAAGATTCAGGCTTATAGAACTGTTGAAAATTACGCAAGTAAAATAAATGGATGTACTTTTGGAACCCTGTTTGGAGTAAAGGGGAATCCAGACAGGGTATTTTTAAGCGGCAACTCAAGCTATCCTAATTATGACTGGTATTCAGGACAGTATGATCCGTCTTATTTTCCAGATACCGGCTATTCAGTTTTAGGAACATCAGCAAGTGCAATCATAGGCTATACAATGGTATCTAATTACTTGGCGGCGCATAAGGATGACAAGGAAAAAGACACAAATGTAATCTTGAGAGAGGGCAATCTACAGGACAGCAAGCCTGTATTCCCGGTTGTGGCAATGTTACAAGGCGCAGGAGCACTTGCGCCGCACTCATTCGCATATCTTTGCACAGAACCGATGTTTTTAACAACACAGGGCATTTACGCAATCACAGCACAGGATATAACCGGTGAGAAATACTCACAGAACAGAAGCTACTATCTTGACGGTAAACTGCTGAACGAGAGCAATCTTGAGAACGCTTATGGTGTTGTCTACAACAATATGTACTGGCTCTGCGTAAACAGTCACGTATATATGCTTGACGGATTGCAGCCTATGCAGACAGATAAATCAATGCCGTATTCTACAAGGCAATACGCAGGATTCTATCGTGAAAATGTGCCTGCAAACGTTATGTGGGTGTATAACAACGAGCTGTACTTTGGAGATACAAGCGGTAATATGTTCAAGTTCTACACGGATAAATACGCTCTTGCATCCTACAATGACAATGGTGCGGCTATTGAATGTCAATGGGAGACTCCTGACCTTGACGGAAAACTGTTTTACAAGAATAAGACATTCCGATACATGGCAGTAAGGCTTGATTCAGCCATTGCAACTTCAATAAATATATTGTCAATGAAGCGTGGATTGTGGAGCCTGACAAAGACAGATTCTACAAAAGGTCGGTATCTGATGTTCTCAGAGCTTGTCTTTTCAAAGTTTACTTTTTCATGTGACACAACGCCACATGCTTTACACACAAAACTGAGAATAAAAAAAGTAGACAAGGCAAGGTTCAGACTTACGAACACTGCATTAAATGAGCCTTTCGGTTTATTTGATTTAGCCCTCGAATATGTTGAGAGCGGAAACTACAAGGGGTGATGATATGAGTTTTACGAAAGTAACAACATTAGACAGAACAGATAAAGGAGTTACGGGTTTAGCCGATACGCCTAATCTTTCCACAGCAGCTATGCAGACAAAGTTTGATGAACTTGGGAATCTTGGTATTGATGCACTCAATAAGCATATAGATGAACTTGCAGTTTCGTCAGCAGCAGGCTTTATAGGAGCGACAGCACCGACAGGGATAACGTCTGACAGTAATTTGCAGGCGGTTCTTGCAGCTATGGAAGTCGAGAATCAAAAGAACACGACAAATAGTCATACTCATACCAATAAGACTTTGCTTGATGCGGTAACAGCTTCCTATACAACAGAAGATAAAGCTACTCTTGAAAGTAATACTTCTGCAAGGCATACGCACGCTAATAAGGCATTACTTGATACTTATACTCAGACAGAAGCTAACCTTGAGAGTGCCGTAACGAATAATCATACACACACAAATAAGTCTCTTCTTGATTCGATTACATCAGCCTTGCTTACTACGTTGAATAATATAGCAACAACGTTCGCATCTATCACAGGTGTTGAAACAACTGTAACTGATGATGATGCAAAGATACCTACGAGTGGAGCAATAGTCGATTATGTAACAACATTGGGCGGTGGCGATATGGTTAAATCCATATATGACACCGACAACGATGGAATTGTAGACCATGCAGAAGTGGCAGACTCATTGCAGATCCCAATTGCGGAAACATCAGTAACGTATAATCACACAGCATCTGGTTTGACTTCGGAAAATGCTCATGCAGCTATTGATGAAGTGCACAATGAAGCAAAAAACAGTGTGCAGACATCGGCAATAGAAAATGATCTT